GATGTTGATGTTATATCGTTTGAAGAAGGTTCCACTACTGGTGTGAATACATTGTTCTCCGTGGAGCAAACCATGGCACAACAATCGTATCACGCATATTCTCTTGGGAATTATGGTTTTGATATTCTTTCTTGGCATACTGTCAAAGATTTTTTAGATACCAGAGAAAAAATGTTTGCTACAAGAAGAGATATTCATTTTGATCCTAGAACACAATATTTACGCTTGATACCACAACCGAAAAACACCACATTCTATGGTTTATTGGAATGTTATGTGGAAAAACCGCTTCGAGATTTGGTAAAAGAAAAATGGGTATTGGAATACTCCACTGCTTTATGTAAAGTCATGTGGGGAAGAATTTTAACCAAGATAAGCGGAGTTACGCTTCCTGGTGGTGGTTCTATCAATGGTGATTCCATTTTGTCAGAAGGTGTCGCAGAAAAGAAAGAATTGGAACAATTCTTAATTGAAGGTGGTTATGGAGATTTCGATCCTGTTGGTTTTTCAGTTTTCTAATAATTACAATTGACATAATAACCATTTGACTAAATATAAAAGATGAGACTGTTTAGCGAAGAGGTGAAAATTACCTCGTCTAACTCTCCTCTGAACATCCTTCAAGTTAAAGATTTTCAAGAAGTCTTTTTCGGTGTTTTTGAGGTGCAGATAAACGAAAATAAATATGTGGCAGAAAAGATTTCCGAAGAAAACGGAAATCCAATCGTATCTATTCTTGTGGAGGAAGGAAACAAGAAAGCACAATATCCTTTCTTACTTCTGAAAGGGAAACAAGAAATTTATTTCAATTCAGAAAGCGAACCAGTTGAAATCTTTGAATCAAATATTGAGAATGAAGAAAATGAAGATTTAGAAGTCAAAGATCTTATTGAAGAAAATTTTGATAATTCTGAAATTATTGAAGATAAAAAACAAGAAATTCTTGAAGAAATAAAAAGAGTAAAGAGAAATGCTGTAAAGAAATCTCTTGAAATTTTAGAACATAATAAAGCGAAAAATATTCAAGATATTAAAAATGAGAGTAGGAAAAAAGAAAAAGCTCTCAAGGGATATTTGGAATCGGCAAGAGAAAATCTTGTAGGTGAATTTACTATCATTTCTGGAAAAATTAAAAATGAATTAATTTCAGATAATGATTATAAATTTGATGAGATTCGTGAAAGTATTGATCTTAAAATTCAAGATATTGCTGACAATCTAAATGAATCTCTTGGGAAGAACTTTCAAAATTCCTCTAAGCTGATTGATAAGTCTGTTAAACAATTAGTCAAAGAATTATACGAAAGTAATATCAACCCGAAAGTTGATAAAGAATTAAAAGATATTGCAGAAGAAATTGTTGAAAAGGTATCAGAAATTGATAAAAATCTCAACAATAAGTTGAATCAAAAGGCGGATGTTTCTTTAATCGAAGGTGTTAATAAGGAATTGGATGCCATTCGTGATGCTAATATTGAACTTAATAACTCTCTAAACAAAGGTGTTCAAAAAGCTCTTTCTCGTGTAGGAAATGTTGATAAAAGAATTTTGGAGATTTCTGAGAAATTTGATAAAAAAATCTCAGAAACAGAACAAGAAATCACGCAGTATTTCGATGAAAAGTTATCCTTAGTAAAGGAAGAGACTTTAGATATTACAGATGAAGCGAGGAAATATTTTCATAATCTTATTCAAGAAAGTAGAAATGGATTGCTTTCTGAGATTCGTAAAATTAAAAATGAAAAACCAGTTGAATATATTTTAGAATCCAAAACAGGGAAACCAATCGTAAAGGATTGGGACTCTATTGAAAAGGATTGGAATAAAAAAATTCACGATAAATTTGAAAATTATAAAACCGATTTAAGAAAATATGTAGCTGTTTATGCTTCTGGCGGTGGAACAAATGCCACACAATACCAAGACGGTGGCACGATGAACGGCAATTTAACCGTTACAGGTGCTATCTCAGCATCGAACTATCTTGGTTTGGTTATACCTAATCCAGATCTGTCAAAGTATCTACCACTATCAGGAGGAACCGTTACAGGAAATCTAACTGTTGTAGGTAAAATAAGTGCAACTTCAAACATTACCACATCGGGTAATATCAGTGCATCAAATTACAACCCCGGCGCGAACGTCGCTACATTTTTACAGACTCCAACAAGTGATAACTTGAGAGCAGCATTAACAGATGACACTGGAACTGGAGCTAATGTATTTGCTGATAATGCTACAATCTCAAGCCCAACAATCAATACTGCGCTTACATTAAATGCCACAACATATACATATGGAGTTAGTGCAAGAGAAGGGTTACTAAATAGTTTAAGTAATCGTTTTGTCTATAAAAACGGTTTAATACCGTTTGCAGAAATTTTTGATGATTTTCCTACTACTATAGACTCTCGATTTGGTACACATAGATGGATTAGTAATAGTGGAACTGTAGCTTATTATACTAATGGTGGACCAACGGTAGCTAATTTTTGGGGAGCTATTTCATTAACAACTAGTACTGTATTAAGCAGTACAGCTAGTATCTATTTAGCGCCATCTGCTGGCGCAAATGGTCAAACAGCCAGTCGATTTAATATAAGCTTTCAAACTTGTTTTTGCGCAAGCGTATCATCTAGTGAATATAGACAAATTTTTAGTGGAGGTGGAACTAGTTATGCAATAGCTGTTATTTTTAACACTGGTGTAATTCAGCTAGAGTCAACAAATATAGGAGGAACTGGAATCAATACTTTAACTGTAGCCTCTGGGCTTTCTCTAAGTACTGGAAATTTCGTATCAGGCACTAGATATAGATTATTTTATAAACCATTATCACTAACACAATGTGAAGTATACTTTGCATCGTCACCATGGAATAGTTCTACATGGACAACTTTAGTAGACACTACAGTTACCCACCCGTCTGTTGCTAGTTCATCTGTGTGTACACAACCTTTTGTAACAGTAACTACAAGGGTTCCAGTAAGTGGCTCAGCCGTTGCTTATTTAGATTGGGTAGCAATTCGCCAAGAAATTCAACGCTAAAACTTTATGATCGAAGCATTATCACCAACACAATACAATAGGGAGCTTGCTATAATTCAAACTAAAGCAGCTCGTCATTATGCAGTCACTCAAAACGAATGCTACCATAAGTTTTGGAATCGTGACCCTCAAATTATCCTTGATAGTATCAATAGTAACATAGCATTGACACTTGAACGATTTGAAGGTAACACTGATTTGGGACTAGCCGTAAACAAGCAGTTAGAAAAGACCGACGTAGTTGAACGCTGCATATTAACCATGCCTCAAGGCTATTCATTTAACGGTAATATTTTCAAATACGACACTCCTGTAGTAGTTGAGCCTGAGCCGACTCCTGAGCCAGAAGTAATTGTCGAAGAACCTGATGATGAAAAAGGATAATGGGGAGTCTTGGCTTATCAAAACGTAATAGTAAATTTTATCAAGGATTTTTTGCCCCTAAAAATCCTCAAAAGTATATTGGTAAATTGGATAATATAATTTATCGCTCTGGTTTGGAATTAAAATTGTTTCGATGGGCAGATAATAATGTGAATGTTTTGGAATGGAATAGTGAGGAGATCGCTGTTCCTTATTTCGATAGCGTTCAAAAGAAAAATCGCAAATACTTTATTGATGCCTACGTCAAAATAAAAGAAGGTGATAATGTTAAAAAATATCTTATAGAAGTTAAACCTTGGAAACAAACTCAAGAACCAAAAGCTACTAAAAATAAAAAGAAATCTAATTTACTTTATGAACAAGTAGCATGGAGGAATAATTGTGATAAATGGAATTTTGCTAGAGAATTTGCAAAGAAACACAGTATGGATTTCATTATCATTACGGAAAAAGAATTAAATTAATAGAATTTACAATCATTAAACATAAATAATATTATGGCGTTGAAATTAAAACTAATTGCTGAGAATCCTGATGTATTTGATAACTTCGAAGTTATTGAAGAACAATCCAATCGAAACAGTTCATCCAACCTTTATGTAAAAGGACCATTCATTGGTTGTAATAATGTAAACAAAAATAAGAGAATGTATCGTCTTGATGACACAAGAAACGAAGTTCAAAGATATATTAATGAGATGATTGTTCCAGGTAGAGCGATGGGTGAGTTAAATCACCCTACCAGCGCAGATGTTAATTTAGAAAGAGCTTGTCATTTGGTTACAGAATTAACTGAAGTTGATGATTATTTTATTGGTAAAGCGAAGGTTTTATCTACACCGACTGGTCAAATTCTCCGTGCGCTTATTAATGATGGCGTTAAAGTTGGTATGTCCACTCGTGCATTGGGACAATTGATGGAAGATCGTGATTACAATTTAGTACAAAACATGCATCTGGTTGCTATTGATGCAGTTGCAGACCCATCTTATCCAAAAGCGTTTGTTAATGGTATTTTGGAAAGTAAAACATACGTTGTTGAACAAGACGGTTCATTTGGGGAAGTATATGAAAATTTTGAAAAGTCTCTCAAAACTATTCCAAAGCATGATATTGAATCTTATCTTCGTAAACAAATCATAAAATTTATCAATAGTATCTAAATAATAATATGCCTAAAATATCCAAAGTTATGAAAAAAGACGGTAAAGTTACTTTTGATGGTCCTGAAGTAAAAAAACGCGAACGATTTGCACCTCCCACTCAGAAACATAAAGCTAAAAAAGGTAAAGGTTCTTATGATCGTAAACCACCTGAAGAAGATGCTGAATACAAAGAAGGGGAGACAAGTGAAATTAAAAAAGCTCATCTAGATGCTCTGCGTAAAAAAAATAAAAAAAATAAAAAAGATTTACCTCTTCCGAAAAAAACTAAATTGAGAAAACTTAAACCTTCTGATTTTGAAGAACTTGGAGAATCAGCATCAATTATCAAATTTCTTGAAGCTATCATGACTGAAGATCATGCAAAGGCTCATAAATATTTGAAAGATACCATCAATCACAAGATTCAAGAGAGAATTTCCAAAGAAATTGAAAAACCTTTGTTCTAAAATATAAAAAAGTTATATCGAATCTCTAAATAATATTATGAAGAAAAACAAACAGAATCTTTTCTCTGAAGAAGTTCAAGCAAGTCTCGGTTTATCCGATACATCAGTTAATGCTATTCAAGAAGCTTTGGAAGCTAAAGTAAATCTTGCAGTTGAAGCTGCACTGGTGGAACAAGATGAAGTATATGCTGTTAAATTGGGATCAGTTATGGAATCTCTTGATAAAGATCGCACCATCAAATTGAAAAAATTGATGGAATCTTTTGAAAAAGATAAAACAGCTAAACTCGTTAAAGTTGTTAAGAAATACGAGAGAGAGCAACAAATTGATTTGCTAAAATTCAAAAAACAAATCACAGAATCTGTTAGTGCGTTCTTGGAAGAATTTTTAACTGAATCGTTCCCTGAAAAAGACATGGAAGCCGCAGTTAAAAATAAAACAGCATATTCTGTTTTGGAAAATCTTCGTAGAGTATTGGCAATTGACTCTGCTGTTATGAATCT